CTACATTTGCTCCAATTGAAATTGCTGAACTATGGGTTAATAATGCGTGTACTGGTGGAACACAACAAGTTATAGTATGTTCTGGTGCAGAACTTCAACTTCAAAATATTGTAATTGATGGAGGAGTATTCTGAGTATAATAAATAAGAGGAGTTAATCTCCTCGTATTTTATGTCAGATGATGATTTAAAAGCAATAATATCCACATATCAACAAAAATGTTTTGAATTTTTTAATTCAAATGTTGTAATGGAAACTCAAATTAATGGACTAAAAAAATCAATAGAAATTTTATCGGCAGAAAATACTAAATTAAAAGAACCGAAATCTAGAAGAAAAGATGCTGACGATTTCACATAAATAGAAAAAAAAGTAATTATAAATGTCAAAGCCATCTTCACGACAAGGACTTATTGATTATTGTCTTAGACGATTAGGTGCTCCTGTATTAGAAATTAATGTTGACGATGATCAAATTGATGATCTTGTTGATGATGCTTTGCAGTTTTTTCAAGAACGCCATTTTGATGGTATTGAAAAAATGTATCTTAAATATCAACTTACTCAAGAAGATATTGATAGGGGAAAGGGACAAAGAGCAACAAATCCAATTGGTATTGTAACCACCACAAGTCCGAGTGTTTCAATTCCAGGAATGGGTTCCACAACATTTTCATTTTATGAGGACAGTAATTATATCCAAGTTCCAGATACTATAATTGGAATTGATGGTGTATTTAAGGTAGATAGTAGTGGTCTTTCTGCTGGTATGTTTAATGTGGCATACCAAATTTTCTTAAACGATGTTTATAATTTTACCGCTATAGAACTTCTCAATTATAGCATGGTTAAGTCATATTTGGAAACTATTAACTTTTTAATTAATACAGATAAAAATATTCGTTATACTAAGAGGCAGAACAGATTATATCTTGATACTAATTGGGGAGGACTTGTTGTTGGTGATTATCTTGTAATTGATTGTTATAGGATTTTAGATCCAAATGATTTTCCAAAAGTTTATAATGACTCATTTTTAAAAATGTATTTAACTTCATTAATTAAAAGACAATGGGGTCAAAATTTAATTAAGTTTCAAGGAGTTAAACTTCCAGGTGGAATTGAACTTAATGGTAGACAAATATATGAAGATGCAATTAGTGAATTAAATGATGTTAAATCAAGAATGAGAAATGAATATGAAATGCCTGCTTTGGATATAGTAGGTTAATTATATGACATTAAATGCATTTTTTTTACAAGGAAGTAGTTCTGAGCAAAATCTTATTCAACAGTTGATTAATGAGCAACTTAGAATGTATGGCGTAGAAATAATCTATATGCCAAGAAAATTTATTTCAGAAAAAACTATAATTAAAGAAAATATTCTTTCTACTTTTGATGAAAGTTATGCATTAGAAGCATACATTAAAAACTACACTGGATTTGGTGGTGGTGGTGATATTCTTACAAAATTTGGAATTCAATCAAAAGATGAATTAAATTTAATTATTTCTAAAGAACGGTTTGAAGATTTTATTTCACCATACATGATTGATTCTGATGGAGAATTATTGGATGATTTTAAATTAGCAACTAGACCAAAAGAAGGAGATTTAATTTATTTTCCACTATCTGATACCGTTTTTGAAATTAAATTTGTTGAGCATGAAGTTGAATTCTATCAACTTAATAACTTATATGTTTATGAATTGGTATGTGAAGTATTTGAGTATGAAGATGAAATTATTAATACAGGTATAGAGGATCTCGATGACAATTTTGCTGAAGAAGGATATTCAGTTAAATTGACTTTGGTTGGAATTGGAGAAACGGCAACTGCTATTACAAGTTTAAGAACGGGAACAATTTCAAATATTACATTAACAAATGATGGATTTGGATATAGAAGTACTCCAACTATAGCAATTGGAATTGCTGCTGCAGGCGGAACTACAGCAACAGCAGTTGCAATTATGACAAGTAGATCTTCAAGCACATTCTCAATTGATAGACTTGAGATTACAAATCCTGGCGCTGGATATACAACAGCGCCACTAATTAGATTTATTGGTGGTGGTGGATCTGGTGCTGCTGCAACAGTTGGGGTTGTAACATCTGGAGCAGTTGGAATTGTAACTATATCTGGTAGTGGATCTAAATATGTTATACCGCCATCAGTGACATTTACCTCAGCACCTACAGGTGGAGTGACGGCAATTGGAACTGCAATCGTAAGCACCGCAGGAACAATCAATAGTATTCGAATTACAAACCCAGGATTTGGTTATACTGTGAACCCATCTATTACAATAGGAAATCCATCTGGTGTTGGCACTGGTAATTTTGTTCTTAATGAATTTGTTGTCGGTGCTGCATCATCTACTTCTGGACTTGTTAAGACTTGGGATGCAGATACTCTTATTCTGAGAGTAAATAATGTAACTGGAACTTTTAGATTAGGTGAAATTGTTGTTGGAACTGCAACTACAATTAGCCATGTTGGTCTTGGATCAACTGGTAGATATGTTATTTCCAAAATTGAAAAAATGTCAGATACTGATTTTGATGCATTTGAAAACTTTGATCAAAATAAAGAAATTCAAGATGCTGCAGATTTGATTTTAGATTATACAGAAAAAAATCCATTTGGGTATTATTAATGTTAGGAAGTTATTTTTATCACGAAATTATTAGAAAAAATGTTATTGGATTTGGAAATCTTTTCAATGAAATTTCTATCACTCATAAAGATTCATCAGGAAATCAAAAGAGTGAACTATTAGTCCCTATTGCATATGGTCCTATTCAAAAATTTTTAGCAAGAATTGAACAACAACCAGATCTTAGTAGAAAGCAATCATTAAGTTTACCAAGAATATCTTTTGAAATGACTAGTATTCAATATGATTCTGCAAGAAAGGGATCTCCTGTTCAAACATTTAAATCAGTTAATGTAGAAAATAATAGCGTAGTTAATAAAGCGTTTATGCCAGTTCCATATAATCTTGGATTTGATCTTAATATTATGGCAAAACTTCAAGATGATGCATTACAAATTGTTGAACAAATCATTCCATTTTTTCAACCAGCATTTAATATTACTATTGATTTAGTATCTTCAATTGGAGAAAAAAGAGATACTCCTGTAGTTTTAAATAGTATTACTTTTAAAGATGATTATGAAGGTGATTATTCAGATAGAAGATATTTACTTTACACTTTAAAATTTACAAACAAAACAAACTTCTTTGGACCTGTTGTAGATAACACAGGATCATTGATTAAAAAAGTTAAAGTTGATTTCTTTAGTAATACTAATAGAACTGTTGCTAAACGAGAAGTTCGCTACACTGTTACTCCTAGAGCAATTAAAGATTATAATAATGATAATACTACAACTTTAGTAGAAAATATTAATACTAAAGTAACTGAATTTGAAGTTCTTGATGCAAGCACATTTACAGTGAATACATATATTAGAATTGATAATGAAAGTATGCAAATTAAAACAATAAGTGGAAATATTATTACAGTTCACAGAGCAGTTGATGAAAGTGTGTTAGAAGAACATTTGGAAAATGCATCTATTGATGTTATCAATTCTCAAGATGATGTTTTAATTCCACTTGAAGATGGTTTTTCTGATGATTTTGGATTCAATGAAACTACTGAATTTTTTAATGATGGCGGTAAAATTTATAGTCCTACCCTAGGACAGGATGTGTAATAGTTATGGATAGTTATGATAAAATTTCAGATGCTTTAAATGTAGAAACTCAAATTATTAAAAAATCTGAATTAAATGCAATTATTCAAAAACCAACATCCGCTGAAGATGCAGAAAAAGATTATTCTTATAGTAGAGCACAATTATACACGCTCATAGAAAAAGGTCAAGAGGCAGTTGATGGAATACTTGATGTTGCTGCAAGTTCAGATCATCCTCGTGCTTATGAGGTTGCTGGGCAATTAATTAAAAATGTTGCTGATGTTGCAGATAAATTAGCAGATCTTCACAAAAAAATGAAAGATATTAATGACACATATCATGGTCCACAAACAGTAACTAATAATGCATTATATGTTGGATCTACAGCAGATTTATTAAAATTAATAAAACAAGAAAAAATCGATAAATAAGTTAAGAATATATTATTCTGGGTGAGACTATCAATTACTCAAGAACAAATTAATACAAATGACCACTAAAAAAGAAAACGGTATGGGGCAATTAATTCGTGTTGTGATTTTGAGTTGGTCTGCTGCATTGTTAACTGCTAGTTATGCTGGTATGTTTGCTAAAATGGATCCTACATTTATTGCTACAGTATTTACTGCTTCGGCTGCTACCTTTGGGATCAATACTATGAAAAAAAGTGGCGAAGAAGATGATGAGAAAAAAGAAGAACCTCGTAGAGAGGAGTTTGTAGAAACTCCACCAGAATCATCTGCGCCAGAAACTTTAGAATCAAGAGTGGAAGCACTTGAAACTAAAGTTGAG